GTGAATCTTCAGTTTATAAAGAGGAATTGCCATACGGATTTAAAATAAATCCTAAATATAATTCAGATGAATTGGCTACCAATTTAGCATATTTGGCGCCCGTTCCTTATAATGAAACGGTTGGAAGTAATGTTAGTATGAGTCTTGAAGATATGTATGGTTGGGGGACAACTGCGTCTTCGGAGTATAGTAGATATACGAATTTTGCTATTGCAACTTCGACATTAACGATATCTCAGTCTGTAGCACAGCTTAAATTTGCTGTTCCTTTTCAACATGGATTCGATGGTAATAATCCAGCGGCTGTAAAATATACAGGCACTTCAATTTCGTCTACTAATACGATGGGATTTGATTGTTCAACAACTACAGCAAGTGGTTCTGTGGCTTATAAACGGGCTATTAACGCTGTAGCTAATCCAGATGATTATGATATTAATATGTTGGTAACTCCTGGTGTGATACATAAACATCATCCAGTAGTAACTAATCATGCTATTGATAAAGTAGAAGCTAGAGCTGATGCATTTTATGTAATGGATGGTGCTGATATTGATGACAATGTTGCAACAGCAGTTAATAATGTTGTCAATTTGGATACTAATTATGTAGCTACATATTATCCATGGGTTAAAATGGATGATCCTGCAGGAACGGGGCAAGTTTGGGTCCCGCCTTCAGTTGTGATTCCAGGCGTAATTGCTTTCACAGATAGAGTGGCACATGAATGGTTTGCGCCTGCTGGTTTAACTCGTGGTGGTTTAACTAATGTTAGGTTGACTAAGAAAAAGTTAACTCATACAGATAGAGATACATTGTATGAGGGTAGAGTTAATCCGATTGCTTCATTTCCTGGTCAAGGAGTTGTAGTATTTGGACAAAAAACACTACAATCTAAACCATCGGCTTTGGATAGAATTAATGTTCGTAGACTATTAATCAAATTGAAGAAATTTATTGCTTCTTCAAGTAGATTCTTAGTATTTGAACAAAATGATTCATCTACAAGAGCTAGATTCTTGAATATAGTCAATCCGTTCTTAGAATCAGTACAAGCCAATAGTGGTTTGTCAGCATTTAAAGTTGTAATGGATGATTCGAACAATACACCTGATGTTATTGATAGAAATCAGTTGGTTGGTCAAATCTTTATTCAACCTACTAGAACGGCTGAGTTCATAGTTCTGGACTTCACAGTACTCCCAACGGGTGCTGCATTTCCAGAGTAATTTATAAAGTTATTTATAATGAAAAACCCCAGTTTTTGCTGGGGTTTTTTGTTTTTAAGAAAAACTGTGAAAAAACTATAAAATATTTGAGTTGAAAGTTTTAACGATTTTTTTGATTTCTGAATATTTATATATGAAGAATGAAATACTAATAGGAGAACTGTAATGCCAGATTTAATTGATCCTTCAGAAATAATGTTCACACCGTTTGAACCGAAAACGAAAAATCGTTTCATCATGTACATTGAAGGAGTTCCTGCTTATCTTATTAAAACAGCCGGTAGGCCTCAAATTACTTTTGAAGAAATTGAATTAGATCACATTAATGTGAAAAGATTTGTTAAGGGTAAAGGTACTTGGGATACATTGGATGTTACTCTTTATGATCCAATTGTACCTTCTGGCGCACAAGCAGTTATGGAATGGGTTAGATTACATAAAGAATCTGTAACCGGTCGTGATGGGTATTCAGACTTCTATAAAAAAGATGTTACATTTAATGTGTTAGGTCCAGTAGGAGACAAAGTTGAGGAATGGACTTTGAAGGGTGCTATGATTCAATCTGCTAATTTTGGTGATATGGATTGGAGTGTGAGTGAACCTGCTGAGATTACATTAACACTACGTTATGATTACGCTATCCTGCAATTCTAAGGAGTTTATATGAATTTTTTAAAAGAAATGTTATCAGATGATGCTAAGATATCTTCTAAAAGAACAGTTGGTTTCGCATCATTTTTTATGTTGATTTGTAGTTGGGGTGCTGACACCTTTTCTGCATTTGAGGTAAAAGATAAAATATTAGAATGTTTTATGTACATAACCGTTGTTGGTTTAGGAGTTACAGCTGCTGAAAAATTTGGCAAAAAATAGTTATAGTTCAAAAAAATAATCAAAAAATAGGAGTCAATTATGGCTGAGTATAATTTCCCTACGGAGATGGTTAGTTTGCCATCTAAGGGTTGGTTTTATGACAGTGCTAATCCACTTTCAAGCGGAGAAGTGGAAGTGAAATATATGACCGCAAAAGAAGAAGATATTTTAACATCTACAAATCTCATTAAAAAGGGAATTGTATTTGATAAATTATTACAAGCATTAATTGTTGATAAGAAAATCAAATATGATGATATGCTGATTGGTGATAAAAATGCAATAATGGTTGCTGCTCGTATATTGGGATATGGTAAAAATTATGTAATTGAATACCCACATCCAGATACAGATGAGTTAGAAGAAGTTACTGTAGATTTAACAAAGCTAAAAGATAAGAAAGTTGATTTTTCTAATTGCACTAAAGGTGTAAACGAATTTGAGATGACATTACCTACATCTAAAAGAGTTGTTACTTATAAACTACTTAGTCAGAGAGATGAAAGAATCATTGATGCTGAAATTAAATCTTTGAAAAAAATAAATTCTGATGTTGATCCAGATATTACTACAAGGTTAAAGAAAGCAATTTTGTCGGTTGATGGGGATAGTAAAAAGCAAGTTATAAATAATTTCGTTGATAATGAATTTTTATCGAGAGATGCATTTCATTTTCGTGTAGAATTTGCTAAGATGACGCCTGATGTAGATATGACTGCTGATGTTGTATTTTCAGATGGCACAGAAAGGAGTATAGGCGTCCCGATGACGCCTGGGTTTTTTTGGCCTAGTTCCTGAACATAAACCAGAAATTCACGAAGAAATATTTAATTTATTATATTACTCTAATGGTTCATTTACTTTTAGAGATGTCTACAATCTTCCAATTTATCTAAGAAAGTTTTATTTAAAACGATTGGTTCAAGAAAAAGAAACTGAGAAAAAGATAATTGAAGAACAATCTAAAAAATCTAAAAAATCTATATCCAGACCTGCAATAAGGAAAAGATAATTTTCACTTAAACTGATATTTATTATTGATTAATCACATCTAATATAAAATATCGGAGAAAAAAGTTATGGCTAAACGAGAAATTGTAAAGGAATTTTTAGGTAAAATTGTACAAGCTATTGGTAAGAAGAAAGGTACGAAAGCAGCTAAGAAGTTTTTACAAAGTCCTGAAATGAAAAAATTAGCAAAACAGAGTGCGGAACTTGCTAACGATATCGAGAAGAAAATGAAAAAGGATGCTGATAGTGGAGACGCAACAGCACAAGATGTTCTTGATGTTCTTAAACAAATGGGATATTAAATATGGCTTTAACACCACAACAAGCTAAAGAGTTAAAAGATCAAATAAAAGAAACTGAAGATCTAGCACTAAAATTTGCTGGGGATATGAAAACAATTGAAGCTCTTGTTAAAGGAACTGCTTTAAATTTTGGTAAAATTGTTGATTTAGCTGATAAACTTGACGCTGCTTCAAAGAAAGAAAAAAAGTTTCGTGAAGATATACGAGATATAACTAAAGAAGTATTAGAGAATGCAGAGAATATAGGTACGGAAGAATTTAAGTCATTAGATGTAGCTCAAAGACTTGCTAAAGCTCGTAGAATGGGTGATAAAGATTTAGTAAAACAATTAACTCATTTAAAAGATATAAATCAATTACAAAAACAACAAAATAAGCAGATTACGGCTGCTGCGGCTTTGATGAAAAAACCATTTGAAGCATTGGATTCCGCTATTAGAGAAATTCCTGTTATTGGCGAGTTATTGGCAGATGTTGCTAATTTTGGGGGACTTGGTGATAATATAGCTCAAGGAATGGTGGAGGGATTCACATCCGGCTTAGTAGAAACTAATTTTTCTAAGATGATGGCTACAACTTTTAATAGTGCTGGTAGACTTATTGATAGACAAACTGGGAGATTTGTTAAACAAGGATTTTTTATTATGTGGATTACTAGAATGAGAGAGGGGTTTAGTAGTTTAACTAATTCCTTTAAAGGCTTAACTTTAAGTGGGAAATTCTTTACTGGTGTTATAGTTCTTGGTGCGGCTGTGCTTGCTAAAATGGCTGTATCTATGATTTCTTTTGCTAATTCTACTGGACTAGCTTATAAAGATATGTTTCGTATGGGTGGTGCTTTACTTGTCAATGCTGATGCTGTTAGATCTTTTGCTGAAGAACTTGGTACAGTAAATAATTTGACTACGATGCAAGCATTAGCTTTAAAAATTCAAGAAAAGAGATATGGTTTAACTGCTGAGTCTGCTGCTAAATTATTTGCAGTTCAGAGAGGTATTACTGGTTCATCAATGGATCAGTT